CGCCTTCAGCTGTACCAACCTTACTAGGATCAATACTAGATTCGGAATGCATCATGCCTAGCATATCGTTTGCATCTACATTGTATTTACGAGCCAATCTGTCAACTTCATCTAAGAATGGTTTATCATTAGACCAATCTCCTTTACCCCCATCGGCTACTGGAGTGTAGCTGCTAGGACCATCGCCGTCACCGCCGGTATCTCCGTCACCAAATAGACGTCGATTGTTTGAACCAATCTCACCCAAAATCTTTTCAACATCTTGACCTTTAAGAATCTCGTCCCAGGCAGGTGGTTTTTCGTTAGGTAACACTCGTCTAATATAATTTAGAGGTACAGAAATTTCCTTGAATGCAGTTATTTCTGTTGTAAAGATTCCTGCGCTAAAACGATTTTTCCATATGGTCGGATAATATAACCCACTAAACATACCACTGATGCTATTTTCACTCCAATAACCAGTGTTGTTATCTTCATTGTTTACATCATAGTCATATGTTCTAGGAGATCCAATGGTTAAAAGAAAATAATTTTTCTTTCCGTTACTTGGATAGGTTGTTTTATCTGGTGTGGGTTTTCCGTACTCGAACTTTCCACTATTTTTTTGAGTTAACCAATATGGGTCTCCTCGCAGTGTTAGTTCAACATTTAATAAAAATCCACTAGCTTCACGAGCTCTATATGCGTACCCCATCATTACACTGGCAGGTCCGTCACTGGTTATGCCGCTTAATGGACTAGGTCTTGCTGCTACGGTTGCAGTAGCACCGGGTGTTACTGCTGGTATATTAGACGTTATTAATCCAGCGGCTTGTATTTCCTCTGTGGTTAGGTTGCCGCCCGGTTGAACAAAATCTGCTGAATATAAAAATCCACTTACTTCAGGCGCATAAGGACCAAAATTAGTAACTGTGATTTCAGTATTAGTAGTTGGTGTATCCTTAGCATCAGAACTGTCGCTTGTTCCGAGTTTCTTAGTCAGTGTTTCAACAGTTGCGGAGTCTAAACTTTGCGCTAATCGTTGAGTAGCTTTGCCTGTAGAATCTTTTAGAATTCCTGCAAGTTCTTCCGGAGAACGTCCAATTGCATTTGCTACTGTTTTTATATCGTCAGCAAATCCTTTAAGTTTATTAAACAGTCCTACTAAAGACTCTCTGTTTTTTGCATCAGTTGCTGCATTATTTTTATCATCACCAGTAGGATCGGCTTTTTCAGGTAGACTATTAACTAATGCTGGTTTGTTTATTACAGAATACTCGCCAGCATATCCGCCTTTAGGCGGCATTAATAGTGTTAAACCTTGGTCGTACTTAATATCTAAATTGAGAATTTGGTCATTTAAACCTGTAAAAAGGTAAAAATATGATTTTTGTAAAGCACCTGCATTATATAAATCCTGCAATCGTTTAGTTGCAATTGCTACAACAGGTCTGTTGCCTAACGCACCGTCTTTGCCTATTTCAACTGTTTCATTTAAAAATTCTAATTCTTTGGTTGTTAGTGCAACATCACTACGCACATCTTCAATTAGATAGGGAGTATAGATATATTTTTTTGCATATTTGTTACGCTTTTTATCCCACCCAATTGTTTGGATTTCGCAGTGTACATCAAACCACGCAACAAATGTTTGATTATTATCAACTTCATTGTTGCTAGGATCATCTAAGGATTTCATTCTAGATACATAGCTTTGAAACTCTTTGTTCATTGATAATACCTGAGCAATTACAGTATAAATCGAACTACCGTCTTTTGCAGTTAGAATAATACCCGGGTTTACAGGGGTAGGGCCTCGAGACGATTGAGTAGCCGATTGTCGTTGTTCGTCAATTGACTTTTCTTTATCATCAGAAACTGGTGCTGTAGTAGTTTCTACATTTTGATCTTTATCAGGTGACGGTATATTTTCATCTTTAATGTATAACTTTTGAGGCTTTGCTCCTGTGGTTGCAGTTTTTACTGCGGTAGGAGTTTTAGCATCGTAATTTTTTAACAGGGCATCTAAATTAAATTCTATTTGATCTGCTTTTTCAAATAAATTTGCGCTCTTTGTTAGCATATCGTTATACTGAGCTTCAAAACTTTTTAATAGTTCGGTTATTGTACCGCCCCTCATATTGATACTCTGTTTTATTTTATATATGTCATCAGCAAAACCAATAGTATCTGCAATAGCAAATTCAAATTCGTAGCGACTGCCTGTGTTATCTAGGGATACTGCTATATTTGTAACCTTAATTTTGTATGTTATAGTATCGGTAATTTGCAGCATTTCGCCGCCCATTTCATGATCGTCCCATGGGCCGTCTCTTACAGGCGAATCGTAACCTAAAAAATTTATATCTAGGTACATATAAAAATCATTAGTTTTTATTTCTGCATCAGGGGCTCCTAGATATTTTCTAGTCCACTGTATCTGATCTAAGAAATTTGCTGCTCCAGGCTGAACTATTGTAAAAGATCCTGTTAAAGCCTTAGTAGCCGTATCTTTTTGATTCCCTGATTGTATTTCTACGTCGTCAATTTGTACACCAGTTACACTAGTTTGGGCTAAAATAACAATTTTTTTGTCTGCTATTGTTTTTGTTTCTTTAGCTACATTACCTGGTTGATCACTTCTAGCCGAAGAACCGGCTGAGGCATCAGATTGTGTACCAGTTTGAGTTGATGATGATGTGCCTGTAGCTGTGCTTTCCCCTTCAGATTTCATGTACAGTCTAATATTGTATGCAGGATTATCATACTGATCGAGTATATTACCGTACATTTGTCCTAAATAAGGATCAAAAATTTTAGGAGAATTAATTTTTGCCATTATCTACTTCTGCCTGATATGATATTAACATTTTCTGCGCTAGGTAAAAATATTTCTAAACCTGCTTTAAAATCTCTAATAGGATCTTTTAATAAATCCGGATTTCTAATTGTGAATACCCACCATAAGCGTGTGCTACCGTATAGGTCATGTGCTAGAAGATCAGGTCTTTCATCGTACATTGCATTGATAACATAACTTTCATCATTAACGCTTTGTGGTAATGACGGTAAATTATTAATATCTAAAAATGTATCGTCTAAGAATCCTGCGTTACGCAAAAAGCTATCTTGTCTAAAAGTTAACTTAGGCATTAGATAAATCCATCCGTATATGCTGCGCCGCTAGTAATACCTTCGACACTAAAGCGTCTGCGTAACTTGTGCGGTGTATATTGTGGTTTTAAGTTAATTAGAATATTTGTTAATGTAGGAACATATGTAGTAGTATTATTAACAACTACAGGTACATAATCTACATTGTCCGGAAGTTGCATACTCCAGTTAGTTACAACTACCGGAACTTTATTGAATCCGTGGTCGCCTAAATATTCAAATAATAATACTGGTGGTGGCGTCCCTGCTGTTCCTTTAGCAACAGCATCGTCACCAAAATATGATTTAGTGCAAATTTTTAAGAATGACATGATAGCTAAAAGATAGCGTGCTTCATAAATGTCGTTGGCACTAAAATCTGCTGTGATAGGAATTTCAGGTGGCCTACTAGAAATGTATGTATTGATAGGATAATTCATACCCTGCATCAATGCTTCGTTATATTCAGCACTACCACTTAAAAAGATAGTAGGTGTATATTGCCAAACGATGCCGTTAGATTCTTGTAAAGGTCTTAGTAAATGGTCGCCTCCGTCTAATTCGCCATAAAATTTCTTTACGCCGCCACTCTTTGGACGTAGCCTTGCTCTCCAGTCAAAAGAATTTGATAGAATACCGGTTTCGTCTCGAATGTTATTTACTTGTATTGTTGCTGCTTGTTCAGATGCTTTTACAACAGTGCTATCTACTAATTCATTAAATCGTTCTCTGAACACGCTCTCGCCGAAATCAGGAGTTCCGCCACCGAAGCCGGGCAAAATTCCATCCAGCAGTTGTCCGGCGGCTCCTCTTAGGATCGGATTTCTAATCCTTCCTACAGCGCCGCCCGCAATGTTATTTACTCTCGAAACTAACGCTCTTTGTGCTGCTGGTAAAAATGGCATAACGTTCTCCTATTACTTGCAATATTTATCACTAGCATTAAAGCATGTTTTAATTTTTTCAATATTCTGGACGATTTACCATTGACAAAGATAAGTTATAGTATATAATAGTGGCAATACTATAGGAGCCAGTATGACAGTGACTAAAAAGGTTAACTACCTAAACAATAAAGATATCCTAAAAGAGATTCATAAAAGTAAAATGACCTATTGTTATCTCGAAGATGACAAGTATGATATGTACGATATCATTGTAGAAGATGTTAACAAAATCAATAAAAACACGCTGACACAGGCTAAAGAAAATCGTGCTTCTCGTATCCAAAGTGAAGGCTACGCAGAAGCAATGTTAGGACATGATTCGAAAGATTACAGAAACAAGCCTAAGCAAAAAGACTTTGCTGTAGATCCTGATTCAATTGACGACGGTGATATTGTGTTTCGTGTTATGACTTATGAGCATATTCCTGAAGAGGAAGGTCGCAAAAAGAATCCAAAAAACGAAGCTGAAGAAAAGAGTCGTGTAAACTTTCCGCCTTACAAACATTACGCATACCAAAACGGTGAGCTTAAAGAAGTTGCCCGCAGTCACTGGCGTGGTAGTTTGAGTAACGGTGAATTCTGTGTTGACCATGGTAAGATCACAAACAAATTAGGCACTATGTTCCTCAAGCTGGTTGAGCGTTACAGCCATCGTAGCAATTGGCGTGGTTATACTTATGTAGATGAAATGCGAGGGCAAGCACTAGTACAGCTAAGTCAAGTTGGTCTACAGTTTAACGAAGCAAAAAGTGATAACCCATTTGCTTATTACACTGCCGCAGTAAATAATAGCTTTACCCGAGTGTTAAACTTAGAAAAACGCAATCAAGTTATTCGTGACGATATTCTTATTGAACACGGACATTTACCAAGTTTTGGTCGCCAGATGGCACACGAAGAAGAAATTAGAGCTCTACGAGAAAGTGCAGAATCAGAAAAGCCTGCATATGAGGAGTACGACGAGCGATGAGCCAGCTGTTTAAAACAGCGGCTTGCTTCACTGACATTCATTACGGTTTAAAGCAAAATAGCCGCATCCATCTAGACGACTGTCACCGATTTGTAGACTGGTTTATTGCAGAAGCAAAAGCTCGCGGTGCAGAGACCTGTATATTCTTAGGTGATTGGAGTCACCATCGTGCCAGCGTAAACGTTGCCACAATGAACGCCAGCATTAAGGATCTTAAAAAGTTAAACGACAACTTTGAAAAGGTCTACTTTATCACAGGTAATCACGACTTATACTACAAAGATAAGCGTGAACTTAACAGTATTGAATATGCACGTGACTTGCCCAACTTTGTAATGGTTGACGAACATTTTGTACAGGATGACGTTGCTATTATTCCGTGGCTAGTAGCTGACGAATGGAAACAAGTACAAAAGATGAAAGTCAAGTATTTGTTCGGTCACTTAGAGTTGCCCTATTTCAAAATGAACGCTATGGTTGAGATGCCGGATCACGGTGGACTCAAAGCAGAACACCTAAGTGGTCCAGAATATGTATTCAGCGGACACTTCCACAAGCGTCAGTACAAAAATAACATTCACTATATTGGTAATGCGTTCCCACACAATTATGCAGACGTTGACGATAATGAACGTGGTGCTATGTTCCTTACTTGGGGCGAAGAACCAGTATACGTTAACTGGGATGACTGTCCAAAGTTTAAGGTAGTTACACTAACTGAACTTATTGACAATCATGCGAATTTACTTGACAAATACACCCATGCTCGTGTAAAATTAAACATTAGTATTAGTTACGAAGAAGCCAATTTCATTAAAGAGAAGTTTGCGGAACAGTACGGTGTTAGAGAACTACAGTTAATTCCTGTTAAAGACGAAGAACAGGAATTTGAAGGTGGCGAAATTAAGTTTGAAAGTGTTGATCAGATTGTTATCCAACAATTACAAACTATCGAATCTAATGCTGTTAATACACAAAAGTTAATTGATATCTATCACGGGTTAGAAGTTTAATGCTTAAAATTAAAAATGTAACTGCCAAGAACTTTATGAGTATTGGCGCACAAACACAGGCTGTTAATTTTGATAACTGCAACCTTACGCTTGTACTAGGACACAATCTAGACATGGGCGGTGACGGAAGCAGAAATGGTACTGGTAAGACTACTATCATTAATGCACTCAGCTACGCTCTTTACGGCGAAGCATTGACCAATATCCGTAAGGATAACTTAATCAATAAAACTAACGGCAAAAATATGTTTGTTAGTGTTGATTTTGAAATTAATGGCAAAGACTATAGAATTGAGCGTGGGCGCAAGCCTAATGTACTGCGTCTTATTGTAGACGGCAACGACACCGGCGATGCTGATAATGAAGACGATGATGCTCAGGGCGACAGCAGAGAAACGCAAAAGGCTATCGAAAAGATTGTGGGCTTTCCGCATGAAATGTTCAAACACATTATTGCATTGAATACTTATACCGAGCCTTTCTTGGCTATGAAATCAAATGACCAGCGCAATATGATTGAACAATTGTTAGGCATCACTGAACTAAGTCAAAAAGCAGATATCCTTAAAGAATTGCTTAAAAATACAAGAGATAATATTAAGGAAGAAGAAATACGCATTGCCGCAGTTAAGTCTAGTAACGAACGTATTGAAAAGAACATTAATGAAATTGAGTTACGCAGCAGGGCTTGGGAAAAGACCAAAAATGATAAACTTGCTGACATGGCTACTACAATTGATACCCTTAGCGAAATCGCTATTGAGCAGGAAATTGCTAATCACAAACACAATCAAACTGTAAAAGAATTAAAAGATGCAAGGTCTGTGCTAGAAAAAGAAAAAGATCGTGCTGACACTAGTTTCAATCGCAGTGTTAAGAAACTAGAAGAGCTCAAAACTAACTTGCAAAAGGCACACGAAGGGGTATGCCCTGCTTGCGGGCAAGGTACTGCACATCTTACTACTCATGAAGAATATACAGCAGAGCTAGTAGAAAAGATTGCTGAAGAACAAAAGTACCACGACGATCTAGAAGTGCGCCTCGGTGAACTTACAACTGCACTAAATGAATATAAAGATATTGCAGACGAGAACGATACATTCTATAATGATCTTGAAAGTGCGCTAGAGCATAAGCATAACTTAGATACTCTAGCATTACAGTATGCAGAAAAGCAAGAAGAAAATAACCCGTACATTGAACAAATTGACCAGTTGCGTAAAACTGGATTAGAAGAAATAACATGGGATTATATTAACGAGCTTACTGATCTTAAAGAGCACCAAGAGTTCTTACACAAGCTACTAACCAGCAAAGATAGTTTCATCCGTAAGCGTATTATTGATCAGAACATCAGCTATCTAAATCACCGTCTTGCATATTACTTAGATAAGATTGGTTTGCCGCATGACGTTAAGTTTAATAGTGACCTTTCAGTAGAGATTACAGAGTATGGACGTGACCTAGACTTTGACAACTTGAGTAGAGGAGAGCGTAATAGACTTATCCTCAGCCTAAGTTGGGCATTCCGCGACATTTACGAAAGCCTCAATCAGCCAATGAACTTGATGTGCATTGACGAGCTTATTGACAGTGGTATGGATACAATGGGTGTTGAAAACAGTCTTGCTATCCTTAAGAAAATGAATCGTGAACAGCGTAAGAACATTTTCTTAATCAGTCACAAAGAAGAACTAGTTGGTCGGGTTAACAATGTACTAACAGTTATCAAGGAAGGTGGCTTTACAAGCTACAACACTGATACTGAATATGTTAACTAGTTCAAAATAGCTTTAGTTTGATATCATGCTCTTTTAAATAAGTGCATGAATTGGACATATAATGGAACAATTGTAGACGAATTACCTGAAGGTACGGAAGCGTTTGTTTATTTGATTACTAACCTTACTAACAATAGAAAATATGTTGGTAAAAAGTTAGCCCGATTCAAAAAAACACGCCCCCCACTAAAAGGTAAAAAGAACAAAAGACGCAGCTCAGTAGAAAGTGACTGGCGCGACTATTGGGGCAGTAACGATCATTTAAAGGACGATGTTGTGCGTTTAGGCGCAGAACACTTTACTAGAGAGATACTGTATTTTTGCCCCAGCAGAGGCGTAGCTAGTTACTTAGAAGCCAGAGAGCAGTTTGAGCGTAAGGTTTTGGAAACAGATGAGTACTATAATGGCATTATTAATGTTAGAGTAGGCGGTTCACAAATCCTGCGTGAAGCACTAAAAAAACTATAATTACATACACAACACACATGGCAACACACGGCAGTTTTACACACAAATCTGGCACACATCGAGCATAGCTCAATCTCCTACTAAGGCATATACATAGGCACTGCACCGCCCCACCGAGGACTATATCGGTTTCCTTGAGGCTCCGTTTCGCTACGGCGTCAGATTCTGGAATGCAGTCGGCAAGATGCAAACAACGTTATGGCATTGAAAGAATGTGGGCACTGAGAAAAAGCAACCCACTGGTCGATATAATCAAACTCCACTAGATTATATTGGCTTCCGAGCGAATACAAGTGACGGTAGTGTATGGGGAGAGAAGGCGCTCTGCTTCCTAATAAGCACCCGGGTTGGAGATGGCGAAGCTCATCGTGATGACGCTTTCTTTTTTGTTCACCCTGCAAAGGGTGAACTATGACTCCACTATCGTGATAACTTCTTAATTAATAAATCAACTAAAAAAATATCTTACAAGTGAATGAGTGTAGTGAAACGAAACGAATGAAAGCAGTAAGATAAGACACGAAGTGTCTACTAATGTGAAACCGAATGATTACATCCAATCAGTAGGTTGTTGTCCTGATTTAAGTTTATTGTAGTCATTAAGGACTTTAACGGCCATTTCTCTTTCAGAATGACTCATGAGCCATACTTCATGCCATGAAAATGACCCGCCACTATAAATGACGAGTTCTGTTAGGTTTTTCTGAAGTTCGGCGGCTCCCTGTTTCAGTGAGCCCAAGTACGCTACAATTTCCTCGGGCTCAGCTGATGTTAGGAAGCTGTGAAAAAATTTACTGGGTCAAAGCCTACCTCCTGCTCGAATGGTCCGTGCTCATCACATTCTAACTGGACTTTCTTATTGACACCAATTTTGCTGATCTTTTCAATAGTCTTTTCGATTTCTTTACCAATAGTAGTTTCGCAATTTTCTAGGAACTCACGAATTTGATCAGTATCAATTACTGTAAATTCATTACCTTCTGGATCTACACCTCGAATACTAGCAACCGAGTCAACTGTAAGATCAAAGTTAACTTTAGCCATGCGTACAAAGCTACTGTTAAATGCTTTAAGCTGTTCTAGTTCATCTTCGATATTAGCTAGGCTTTGTAGACTACGAGTGCTTTGGAAATTAGCAATACCTGCTTTAATGGTACTGTCATAGCTAAATGGCTTAACTTCAATAATTAATCCGCTAGCAGTTTCAAAAGAATACGATTCTTCAAGTGTATTCATTGTTTCGAGTGCGCCTTCAACACTAGCAATGCCAGAGCATTCTGCGGCACATATAGGACACTTGCCTTTTACTTCAATGTCATCACCGTAGGTAGCGCCTTGAATAGCAACTAATAATGTATCGATGTCACTGCTCAACATCTTTCTTGGTTTTTGCACAGCAGGTACACAGCTCTTAATAATCTGTGTAACTGCTTCGCCGTTTAGTAGTGCGTCAGGGTTTTTGAGAATTGCTTCGTCTTTAGCAGTAAGAGCATATACTGCAACTTCGCGACTCTCACCTAGTTCAACTACATCGTCAGTATAAAAGCGTCCACCGCTAGGTAGCTTGGTGTACAACTTAGGTGCTCTAAAATAACCACTTAGTGGATTATTTGTTTTAGCCATATTAAAACTCCTGTTAATTGAGTAGATAAATATATGAGTGATAGATATCCGCTGTACGATATTTATCTCCATAAAAACTGTATATAATGGATTTTTTGAATGGCCGCTGATAAGCACACTATTAAGATAGTTGACAAAGACGGAAATCAGTCTGAAGTTACTCTGCCCGGCTTTGCGCTGGACATGACTCAGGAAAGACTGATAAAGAGTGTGCAAGCTCTTGGCAAAATGAATCCTAAAACAGCTAAAGCATACGAAGACTTAATCGACGCTACTAGGGAAACAGTTACTTCAAATAAAAAAACTTCAACACAGCAAAAGAAGGATGCTAAAGCATTACAAGACGCTGTAGAAAATGCCAGCGACAAACAAGTATCTGCACTAAGACAATTCCAAACAAACTTTGCTGACCGTGTGGGCAAAGACATGCGTGATACTTTTGTTACTGGCGGTAATATTTTAACCGCTGCAATTAAAACTGCCACAGTAGGTCTAGCCGCCGGTGCCGGTCTGTTATATAAAACATTTATGGATACCAGTGACGCATTTAGACAACTAGCACAAGCTGGTTTAGGTGGTGCAGGTGCTAGCGGTACAGAAGCTCAAGATGCTGTTAAAAGTTTAACACTATTAGGCATGAGTGCAAGTGAAGCAGCTAGCCTGCTTACCAGTTTTGGCCAAGCTAGTACTATGTTAGGCAAAGCAAATTTTTCAAAATTTGTTTCAGGTGTAGCTAGTGCAGGTTCATTTGCAGCAGACCTAGGTTTAACACTAGAAGAAGCTGCCGAGTATGCGGCAGAAGAAATTGACATAAGACAGCGTGCTCTTATGGGTAGAGTGATGCTAGACGGACAACAGAGTCAGTCTGTGATGGATGCTATTCGTCAAACCCAATTGCTTGCTGGTATTATGGGCAAGTCAATGAAAGACATCAATCAAGACAAGAAAGAATTTGTTGACAACAACGCTAATATTGCCAGCGTCTTAAATCAAATGCCTGAAAAGTATAGAGCAGGCTTTATAGAGCAGATGTCGACATTTGGCGGTGCTTCTAAACAGCTAGGCGATAATGCGGGTAAACTATTGCAAAGCATTGTTAATGCGGCAATGCTTCAAACCCCAATCCAAGATGCTAACCTACAACAGCTAGCAAGTATTGGTACCGGTGGTTCAGAACTTATTAGATTAGCAGAAGACTTAAACAAAGTATTATACAGTACAAATCAATTTACTGCTGAACAACAGCAAGCAGTAATTAGACGTTTTAGTCAGATAATCAGCACATTCAACGCAGAAGAACAGCAAATTTTAAGTACACTATATGGCAGTGGCAATGCGGCAGCAGAACTGTTTATTAACTCTAGTGTAGATATATCAAAGTTTAGTAAAAGTGTTCTAGCTTCATACAATAAAACTACTAAAGCATTAGACCCGATGGTAACAACAGCCGCTCAAGTGCAAAATGCGCTTAGTTTAGTAAGTGGTGCGTTTGAAACTTTTAAAATTCAAATATTGGGTGGATTAGCTAATCCTATTACAGCGTTTACAAAAGCCTTTACTACTACAAGAGCTTTAACTAAACAAGAAATTGATGAAAAAATTACAGCAATTAATCAAAACAAAGAGTTAACTGCTGATGAAAAGAAAGCCAAAATTGCTCAGTTAGCAAAAGCATCAGCTATTGCTGATAAAGCACTAGACGCTGATCAGCGTGGTATAACAATTATTGAAGCATTCCAGCGAGGCTTAACTGGTATTGCAGATACATTTGTTAAAGTATTTTTTGGCGGAAAAGGTATTAATGCTGGCGCAGCCGAATTTAGTAGAATTTTACAAGAACAACTTATTCCATGGGTAGATGAAACTGCTCAAAGTATCAAAACATATTTAGAAGAGCTAGGCGGTCGCGAAGGCGGCGAAACATTTGTCGGAAAACTTAAATTAATGGCCACTGATTTAGTAACAGGTGCTATTAAACTAATATTATCTGCAACTAAAGCCGCTATAGTTGAACTATGGCAATCTCCTGAAATTAAAGGAGCAATAATTGACGGCATTGCATTATTATTCGGTGCAGCATTAGTTAAAAGTGCATTAGCCTCTGCGGTGTCGGGATTGTTTAAATGGGTAGCAAGAGGAACGGTAGCTTCGGCAGCAACAACGGCAGCAACAGGTGCCGGAACAGCAGGTGCAGGCGGTTTACTAGCAGCTACCACTGGAGCATTTGCTGCCTCGAGGGCAGCAGGTAGTGGAAGGCTTGCTGCCGGCGCCCAAGCACTAAAAGCAATCCCAGGTTCAGGTCTAGCAGGAAGAGCACTTACCGGAGCAAGCGGCATTGGCGCCGGATTAATGGTCGGTAAAGATGCATTTGATGTGGGTAGAAGTTTAGCCACAGGAGACAAAGTTAAAGGTGAAGATGTTGGCGGTATAGTAGGCGGTGTAGTAGGTGGCGCGATTGGTTTATTAGGTGGCCCTGTTGGGGTAGCTATTGGTGCTAGTTTAGGTAACATGGCTGGTAATTGGATAGGTAGCTTCTTTGACGATGATGAAGCTAAAGCAGGCGGCGCTGAAGTAGCTAAGGCAACAAAAGAACAATTATTACAACAAGAAGGCCTAGCTGCAATGGCTATGGATCCAGTGCATATTAAAGCAGTGGGTACAGCACTAAAAGATTTTAACAATGTATCAGTTGACAAAATATCAGCAGGGTTAGAAACATTTAATCCTAAGTTACAACAGATGTTCGAAGTTATACAATCAGTTAAAGCAGCATTTGTTGATGTTGTTAACAAACGATTAGAACATTTGTTAAACAACATTACAGGATTAAATTTAGAAGGGTTGAAATTACCTGTAACTATAGATTACCTAAATAAATTAGCCTCAACTATTACTGCAATGCCCATTGATACAATTCAAAAATTGGCAGTAGCAATGAGTTCACTAACTGTTGCTCTAAGAGATTTTACTAGCTTAACTACTAGTAATATATTCTCGAGAGGTATGGACTTCTTTACTCAAAAGCAGGATGACACTGCAAAGATTGCTAAATCAATTAACGACTTTGCTGATGACATTGATTCAGAAAAAGTATTAAAAGCGGCAGAAGCTATCCTAGCATTTAATGCTGGTGTAGCAGGCTATGCCGCAGTTCCAAATGAACCAAAACGATCATCTGCCGCAGGTGATAAAGCCGCTGCTGATCAAGTTAACTCAACTGCTAAAGTAGGATACAATAATCCATATGAAAAATTAAGAGCAATTGAAGCCGAGTTAGTACAGCTCAATGAAAAATTCAGTGAAGGCGGTGCAGTTACAAAAGCATTGAAAGGCATTAAAACTAATACTGCTAAACCTGATGACCTTAAAACACCTTAAAACAGGGCAATAATTAGCACTCAGAATAATTTTTATAGCAGCTATTATCTTATAAGTAATAGATAAATAGTCTAAGTTACTTAATAAGAGAGCATTATGAGCTGGAGAAAACACTTTACCCCCGTTGACAACAGTGGATTACCACTTAATGTGCAACCTAAAGCAGGTGGCGGTCATTACGGGCTGAGTACAACAAGTAGATACAGCAGTTGGTTACCAGAAGTATATGCTGGTTCGCCTAACCGTCTTATGCGCTATATCCAATACGATCAGATGGATCAGGATTTGGAAATTAATGCCGCACTTGATACAATTGCTGAGTTTGGTACTCAAGAAGATGAAAGCACAGGTTTGCCACTGCAAATTGAATATGATGGCACACCTAGTGATACTGAACAAAAGATTCTATTAAAGACTCTTACACAATGGTGTAACCTAAATCAATTACATAAGCGTGCTTTCCGTATCTTTCGTAACAGCATTAAGTACGGTGACCAATTCTTTATCCGCGATCCAGAAACATTTGAATTGTACTGGGTTGATCCTGCTAACATTGAAAAAGTAATTGTAAATGAAAGCGAAGGCAAAAAGATTGAAGCATACTTTGTTAAGAACTTAGAACAGAATTTACAAGAATTAACTGCTACGAGTGCGGCAGCATTACATGCTCGTCCTTACGGCAGCGGCCAAGGGTTAACAGGTGTAATGAGTCCTGTGGCAACTACTACTAGCAACTACCTAACAGGTGCTATCAGCGGTAGTGATCAAGGATCACCCATCGAAGCAAAGCATGTTGTACATATTAGTTTAACAGAAGGTATGGACAGTGCTTGGCCATTCGGCGTAAGTATCTTAGAGCCAATCTTTAAAGTATTCAAGCAAAAAGAACTGCTAGAAGATAGTATTATTATCTATCGTGTACACCGTGCTCCAGAACGCCGTGTGTTCTTTATTGACGTAGGTAACATGCCTCCACACCGTGCTAGACAGTACCTAGAACAAGTTAAGTACGAAGTACAACAAAAGCGTGTACCTAATAAGAGTGGTAGCGGATCAGGCGTAACAGACGCTGCATACAACCCAATGAGTATGCTAGAAGACTACTTCTTTGCTCAAACCGCAGACGGTCGTGGTTCAAAAGTTGATACATTACCAGGCGGTGAAAACCTAGGACAGATTGACGATTTACGCTACTTTAACAACAAACTACTACGTGGTTTACGTATTCCAGCAAGCTACTTGCCAACAGGACCAGATGATGGTAGTGCAATGTACAATGATGGTAAAGTGGGTATTGCGTATATTCAAGAATATCGCTTTGCTCGTTATGTAGAACGCCTACAAAAACAAGTAGAAGAAGATTTAGATCACGAATTTAAGATGTTCCTCAAGCATAGAGGAATTGAAATTGATCCTAGTGATTTTTGTATCAGATTTACTCCTCCAATGAACTTTAGCAGTTACAGAGAATTACAATTAGATGCAGAACGTGCAACTCTGTATAATCAAATACAAAATGTTCCACATCTTTCAAATCAGTTTAAACTTAAGAAGTATCTTGGTCTAACTGAAGACGAAATGAAAGAAAACGAAGCATTATGGCGTGCTGAAAATGCTTACGAAAAGTTTGTTGACGCTGAACAGCAGATTGGTCTTAAGAACATAGGTATACGAGCAGAACCAGAAGCCGCGGTAAATACTGATATGGAACCAAATTTGGATAACATTGAGCCATTAGAACCAGGTGCAGAAGACTTAGGCGCAGGCCCAGTTACCCCACCAGGCGGCCCAGTTACCCCACCAGGAGGAGCAGTTTAATGCGTTTAAACGAATTTTATAGTCCCGAAGATGATGCGTGGCAACGTCGTAATCCTGGGGATACTCGTAAACCAAAGCTAACACTCGAACAGCTTAACAAGTTGAGAAAAGTTCGCGAAATCAAACGTGCTGAAGAAATTGAGCACAATAAATTTGTACGAGTTATGTACGCTACACCAACACAAGATTCTGGGTTATAATACTTAAAGCAGTATAGAACAACATATACTACACTACTAAATATCCAGACTTACCACATTTTGACATAAAAAGAGTCAAAATTACACCATTTTAACATATAAAACTCCACATAACACTAAGTATTAATGTAAACAGATGCGACTTATCGTGTCTGTAACTTAATTGTAATTTTAGGAGGCCACAATGTCTGAATCACGTACTAAATTAGAACAGATTCTCGAACTCCTTTTAGCTGAAGACAATGCAAAAGCTGAAGAAATGCTACATGAGTATGTAGTTTCTAAAGCCCGCGCTGAATATGAGCGTGTACTTGACGAAAGCGAAGAAGAAGTAGAAGAAACAGTAGACAGCGAAGATGAAGAAGCTGTTGAAGAAACTATTGACCAAAGCAACGACTTTGAAGATGATATCCTTGCTGATGAAAGCGAAATTGCAGCCGACGAAGCTGGTTTCAATGAAGCTGACGACGAAGAAGAAGGCGAAGAAGAAGCTGGTGAAGTTGAAGGCGATGAAGACCTTGAAGATAAGGTTGACGACCTAGAAGCCGAACTAGAAGATCTACGTGCTGAATTCGAAAAGCTAATGGCTGGCGAAGAAGGCGAAGAGCACATGGACGATGCCGAAATGGCTGACATGGAAGCTGGCGACGAAGATATGATGGGCGACGAAGGCGAAGACGAGATGATGGACTCAGTAGAGTACGATCTCGACGAAGAAGCTGAAGAAGACAGCGAAGTTGTTGAAGAAGCTACAAAGCTACAAGACAAAGTTGCTGCTCCAAAAGCACCAGCTGCTGACGCTTCAAACGGCACATCACCAGTAGCCAAGCACAAGGCGGGTTGGGAAACCGGCGCACCTGTAAAAGCTAAAGATGGCGGCGAAGGTAACAAAGGCGCAACAAACGCAAAAGATCACACACCTACAAGCAACATTGGCATCAAGCCAGCCAAGGTAAACGTACCTAAGGCGTAATTGTAGGAGTAGCTAACAATGGCACGTAAACTTTACGAATATATGGCAGCAGACCACGCAGGTCTAAAGCTAATGGAGTCCGAAGATGGTAAAGAACTGTTTATGGCAGGGCTTTTCATCCAGGGTGACGTACAGAACCAAAACGGTCGTGTATATCCAAAAAACGAAATTCAACGTGCCGTTGAGAGCGTAAGAAATAGATTAAGCAAGGGCGAAACTGTGTTGGGCGAATTAGACCATCCAGAAGAGCTCCAAATCAATCTAGACCGTGTAAGTCATATCATTACTGATATGCACTGTGACGGTTCAAACGGTATGGGTAAATTAAAAATCATAGAAACACCAATGGGAAATATTGCGAGAGCTTTATTAAAGGCAGGAGCAAAACTGGGCGTTAGTAGTCGTGGCAGTGGTAATGTTAACGAAAGTGGTCGTGTGAGCGATTTTGACATTGTTACTGTAGACATTGTGGCCCAGCCCAGTGCGCCAGATGCATATCCAAAGACAATCTATGAAAGTTTATTCAACATGAGAGGCGGCGAAGCTATTCATAAAATAGC